CACTTATTCCAACTTATCAGAGAGGGGAATCCTGCAGCTACAATCTTCTTTCTTAAGACTATAGGAAAGGGAAGAGGTTACATCGAGACCCAAGATTTACAAGTGACAGAAAAGAAGCCTCTAACGTGGATGAATGAAGTAACCAAAAAGCAAAAGCTCGGCAAAAATTAAGACTAATATGAATGAAGCAATATATCACGCTCTAGGCATATGCGGAGAGCACTCACACCCTAATCTTTTGAACGTATCTCTAATCGTATTGATAGGGTATGTCATAATTAAATCGAGACGCAAAATCAAGGCTTGAGACAACCGTCGACATACTACCACGCATCAGAATCAGGAGCAAGGATTCAGGTGCATCAGGGAGGCTCTCGAAGTGGAAAGACGTGGAGCTTACTACAGCACATCATAGACTTCTGTTATCACAACGAGGACGCTGGTGCGGTCGTCACTATATGCCGTAAGACATATCCAGCTCTAAGGGCTTCGGTGATGAGGGACTTCTTTACAATCCTAGAGCAACAAGAAATCTACATCCCCTCATTACATAACAAGTCACAAAGCCTCTACAAGCTATTCGGAAACATCGTAGAATTTATAAGCCTAGACCAAAGCTCAAAAGTGAGAGGACGTAAGAGAGACCTCCTATTTATCAATGAGGCAAATGAGCTAACCCTTGAGGATTGGAGGCAGCTCATCTTAAGAACAACGGGACGCATCATCATCGATTTTAACCCCTCAGATGAATTTCACTGGATTCACGATTCAGTCATCCCAAGAGACGACTCAGACTTCTTTCAAACAACCTACAAAGACAACCCATTCTTAGAGCAATCTGTCATCGAAGAGATAGAGAGATTTAAGGACGTCGATGAGAACTTTTGGAGGGTCTACGGCTTAGGAGAGAAGGGAGTGAATAGGAGTGCCGTGCTGACCCATTGGAAGCAATCTAAGAGCATCCCTGAGGGATGGAAGCTGATGAATTACGGACTCGACTTCGGATATACGAATGACCCGACTTGTATAGTCGCAGTTTATACCGATGGTCACGGATTTCTCTTGGATGAGATATGCTATGCAACGGGACTCACGAACTCGGCAATATGCGAGACGATGAGACTAGCGGGCATCCAAAGAGATGACGTCATTATCGCTGATTGTGCTGAGCCTAAATCTATAGACGAGATACACGGACACGGATTCAACGTGCACGCTTGTCGTAAGGGAGCAGACTCAATCAGGTCAGGTCTCGACTTCCTACGCTCACGCCCCCTCCTAATCACAGAGAGAAGCCTCAACGGAATCAAGGAGCTAAGAAACTACAAATACAAGGAGGACAAGAACGGCAATATCTTAAACTCTCCCGTCGATGCCTTCAATCACTTTATCGATGCGAGTCGATATGCAATCACATTCAATCAAACCAATCCCAACTTTGGCTCTTATGCTCTTGGGTAAGGAATTAACACCTAAATCGTTTTAATAATATGCAGTTCAAAATCCCCTTAAAATACTCAGACTTAAATCTAGGGCAACTGATGACACTTCACACAGAGAGCGACCCGTACAAACGGGTCTCAGCTTGCTCAGATGTAACTCTCGAACAGTTAAGAGAAGCGAGGCTTAAAGACGTGCAAAGAGCAGACGAGTATCTTAAGACAATACTCTCAGAAGAGAGGGGTAAGCATCTCAAGAAAATAAAAGTCAAAGGAGAGCAATACGGCTTCATTCCTAATTGGAGCGAGTTCTCTCTTGGAGAGTGGATTGACATTGAGGAGTATTGTGGAGACTTTTGGAATAACGCTCATAAAGTGGCGTCTATTTTGTATCGACCTATCGTAAGGAGTCAAGGAGATGTATACACGATTGAGAAGTACACAACGAAAGAAGATGCTGAAATTTTTAAGGAAATGCCTGCCGATATATTTGGAGGGTGTATGCTTTTTTTTTCGACTTCAAGAAGAGAACTGCTAAGCACTATGAAGTCCTCTTTGATGGAGGGGATAGACCATCAGATTCATTTGCTGAGAAGTGGAATTGGTATGCCGTCCTCTACTCCCTATCAGGTGAGGATGTCCTCAAAATGGATGCGGTTTCTGACCTATCTGTCGGGGCTGCTTTCACCCATCTTGCCTTCAAAAAAGACCTTGACTATAAAATGACCCAATCTCAAAAATGATAACATTCAACAACATAGTCAACCGATTCGAGAAGTTTGTCTCTGAGCATCACTTCCTCAGGACGTTCTCTCACGGCTCTCCGTCAGGAGTAGACCTCAATAAGTTCGAGGTTTACCCGACTCTTCATCTCGTCTACACGGGAGCTAACTATGACTCAACGTCTAAGGAATACAGCTTCGAGGTGTACATCCTAGACCTACCCCCTGACAAAGCCGACAAGGTAGACAATCAGCAACAGCTCATCAGTAACGCTGAGCAGGCAGCAGAGGACATTTTAGCCGATTTAAGGAACGGAGGCAACATCTTCGACTTCGGACACCTCTACACCCTAACGAGCGCAAATACAACGCCCCTAGAAGAGACCACATCCAACTCACTCTCAGGAGTGCTCTTGACTATTGCTATCGAGGTAGGCTTTGAGTACGACTCTTGTAACGCCCCTCTATCAGGAGTCACCCCATCGGGGTCAGCGTCAGAGAGCTTGATAGGTCGTCAATCTATTGTCAACGTAACGGGCGGAATCGGCACAACCAACTTGACGGGCGCAGCCTTGACAACTTTATCTCTTAATAGCACTAATAATTGGACGAGCTATAATTACAATATGAACGGGTCAGCGTCATTTTTAAGCAACTTCGTATTAGGCAGACACGAGATTCACGGACTGAACAGCAAGACCAACGTCAAGCTCGACATCACGCTGTCAGTAACGGCATCAGCAGCGACGACATTTACAATCACAACGTCAAACATAGGATTCAATTTTGGATTAAGTGAGAATGTCGTATTTACATCAGCAGGCACAAAAGAGGTCTCGTATTCTGTTAATGCAAACAGCGAACTCACAGACGACCTTTATACCCAATTCAAGATAATGCACGCTATCTCAGGAAGCGTAGAAATTAAATCATTCACTTACACAATAACTGACCCTCTTTCAGCATAATATGGCACACCACGAACTCACAGAAGAGGAGCGATTTGCGCAACCTTCAAAAGAACAGATTGACCTTTGGGAAAGGGTATTCTCTATCCTTGACGACATCGAGGACAGACTTCAAAAACTAGAATCAAAATCAAAATAAAAAATGTTAGAATTCATTTCATCAAATTGGGCAGCATTGCTCATCGCAGGGCTTGCCTTTACTAAAGTAATTGTCAACCTAACCCCCTCAGAGAAGGACAACAAAATCTTCGCTTACATCGACGACTTAATCAATTACTTTGTCACAGACAGACGAATATAAAAACTACAAAAAAGCCTTAGCTAAGTATGCCGAAGTCTTGAATAACGCTGCCAAGAGAACACTTGGCACTCGAAGGATAGGCAAAAATAAAAGCTACGGAAATGCCTCAGGAAAGCTCAGGAAGAGCCTGACCTATCAGTTCTCAGGGAACTCGGTAATGTTTGGCTCTCCTCAGCCGTCCTCGAAGTTTATCTATTGGGGAGTGAATGGAACATCTAAGAAGCGAGGCTCACCTTTCTCTTATGGTTCTAAGCAACCCCCATCAAAGGCTATCTTGGAGTGGATGAGAGTGAAGCCTATCAGACTAAGAAACGAGAGTGGACAATTCATTCAGCAGACTCCTTCCCTCTTAAATTCTGCAGCGTTCTTAATAGCAAGGGCAATCAAAAAGAAGGGCATCGCAGGACTTAGATACTATGAGAAGGCTTTTGAATATACATTCCCAAGAGCCGAGAAGGAACTCGGAGAATCATTTGCAAAAGACCTCTTTTCTAACTTCTCCGCTAAAATTGGAAACATAAAACTGACCCCGCAATGAGTGCACAAATAGACAGTAAGCCAACGCTTATAATCCCCGCAAATCAGCCTCTGATATTCACTATCTCGGACACTGGTTCAGCTCCTGATAGGTTCGTCGTTTGGGTCAAAGAGGACGGGACTGAGATAGCTAAGCTCTACCTAACCCCCAACACAAACGACACTC